CTTTTGAATAGCATCAATGGAATCACGTACACTATCAGCGTCAGCAAGATTAACCACGTCTACTAACTCGATTGGTAAGCCACGTTCGCTTAAAATCGTCTTAGCTTCCGCAGTTAGCTCTCGGCGTGTGATTTCCGCTTCACGGTCAGCCAGGTCCTGTTCACGCTTATCAAGCTGGTACTTCTGCTTGTCTTCGGCGTTCATCTTGGCTAATTTCTTAGCTTCTGATTCAGCTTTTTCCTGTTCTGCCTTCCATTTAGCGAATTTCTTGTCAATGATGGCATCGACATCGGCATCGGTGTACTTCTTTTCGTCTTTCGGGTTTGTTGTGACTTGTTCAGGTTCAGCTGCTACCTGTCTGTCATCTTCGACCACTTCGACTGTTTGTGTTTCTTCGTTCATTGCGAACCTCCTATTTTTAAAGTCGTCCCCGACTGTATTTCCATAGCTTTTACCGTCTTCAATGCTTGGACCAAAAAGAAAACTGGTCAATTTCGACCAGTTTAAAGTAATTTAGAGTAGTTTCAAGCAGTCTTTCGTGCTGTCAAGATGAGCGACCACCTCCTTGTTAACGACTAAACCAAGACTTCTTGGACAACTTGTCCGCTACCTTTTTCTCAAGATAATCAAATCTCGAATTAGTAGCTTGTGCATTGCGTTCGACGATTGAACGTAGCTCAGAAATTTCATTTGCCTGTTTGGCGTTTTCATCAAGTAGACTTTTAATGATGTTCAATGCAATATCAACAGCTTCTTTAGTTCCCTGAACTTGTTCAATCAGTTCACGTTTTTTCTTAATACGCTTGTTCATAGCGATCTCCTTTCTATTTTTTTGTATCTTTATATAATTTATAGAGTTTGTATAACACAAACGGAAATCCAATGATAAACACAACACTCTCTATAATCAACCTAAAACGAAAATACAAGTCCATAACATTCTCCTGTTTTTGAACACGAAAAAAGCACTCGATTACTTGAGTGCTTATTTAAATAATTGGTCTGCCTTCTGCAAATGCTATTTTTGCTTCAGCTAACGTCATCTTATTTGGACCGCCGTCAATGTTAACAGGTCCAGTATTTTGCCATTTACAGGTGTCACAAATATCATAGTCCATAACATCATGACCGCAAACAGGGCAATGTAGCCATACATAACCATCAACTACCCAAGTCTTTTGCAACTTCTCTGTCATAGTAAGCTCTCCCTTCATCTGGTTTCATCATTGTCGTGATTGTTGCTTTTCCATTATTTCCTAGAACGTAGATATTATTTTTTACATCATACCTAACACGACGAGAATCTGTGTCATACCCAAGAATATTATCTTGTATAGGATTTGATAAAAGCTCTTGTCCTAATTTCAGATAATCTGATTTGGAAATGTTCCCAAATTCATGACTGTGTTTCTCAAAATGACCATTAAAAGACTTCTCAGACGGGAATTTTGCTTTTATCCATCTAGCTCGGTCCTTCAACTGCTCTAATCCTTCTCTGTCATTATACTTCAAATCAATATAGTCTTCAAGCGATTTAGGCGCCTTATCTCCAAGAATTGACTTGTACTTTTCATACTGGTTATTGGCACGTTCAATCTTCCAAATGTCCAAGTTATCCGCCTTGTATTTTGGTTTAACATACTTCTCATACCAGTCTTTATACGTCATATTGGCAGGCACCTGGATGGTCTTGCCTGTCACTGGGTCTCTGGCGCTTCTGGTCGCTTTAACCAACCATTCTTCATCATCTAGCGCTATAGTGACCGTCCTACACCACGGGTGTAATGGCGGGTAGTTCTTCCCTTTCACTCTTTCGCTGACCAAGTAGACTTCTCCATCATGCTCTCGGCAAATACTTGATGTTCGCAGGTCCAATACAGCCACAAGTCTGTAACGCTCAACTTCTGCTTCTTCATACGCCAGAGCTTCCATTTCAGCGTGGAAATGACTGGCCTCTGTCCGCACCAGCCTGCGTGAGTTGTAACTACCTTTTCCGAATTGGGCATTTATGACTTCTGCAGTCTCGTGCGCTGACCGACCTGTTAACAGACTGACTGCTAATTGCTTTTGTAATTCATTTGCTAAAGCTTGAGTATTCCCCCAAATCCTTTCAGAGTAATTCGCCCCAAGCCATGGCGTTTGCTGGATAGCTCTGATTTCCTCTGGGTCAATCCTGTTAAAAGCAAATGCCACACCAGACTGCTGTTGCAAATCAAAAATCGAATGGTAGTAAGCATCTGGAATGAATTCATCATAGAAGGTCCTAGATGCCTCATTTTCGGCTTTATACAGTCGGGTGGGTAAATTATCCATCTCCCTCTGTAAAGCCTCGTATCGCTCAATTCTGGAAGCGTAGGGAGCCGAATCGAGTAAGATAAGCAATTGCCGTATCTCTTCACTGTCCGTTGTATTCTGTAAAGCTAATTTTAACTCCCGAATATCGGATAAATCCTTGACACTAGCCAGTACCCTCTTAGCTTCATCATCCGTCAGTCCGTGGTCTCTGCGATAACTCTCAAAAATCTGGTCAATCTTTGAAGTGATATGCCTACTTGCCAGCTTGTGTATTTCGTCGAGTTGCTTTGCGGTTTGCTCTGCCTGGTCCATCGCCTGAACCATCCTCTGGGCTTTCCGCTTCTCCCAATACTTCTGATTGTCCATCTGTCACACCCTCTTCATAAGGCAAATTCTGGCTAAATGTGGGCTCTTCCTGCGCAGTCTCTTTTTCTTTCTCGAGTGCTTTAATTTCTGCATCTGGGTCTTCCACAAACGGCAAGAGCGAAATAAGCTGGCGCAGACTAACCTTGTCTTTGAGATTGCTGATGATTTGAGACAATTCCAACAAATTCTTCGGCAAACCACGGCTAAACTGCGGAATGATTGCCTTTGCGTTTTCGTAAATCTGTGACCAGTTGTAGTAATTCGCAAAAATCTGTATGCGTTTGTGTAAAGATTTGATATAGTATCGCTCTTTGGTCTTGGTAATCATTTCAAGCCCCAAAAGCTTAAATTCCATAGCTACCCCTGATGTATTCCCGGCGAAATTCTCATCTGACAGATTAGGGACGTGACTAAAAGTGTAAATATCCTCTTTCAGCGCCTTACGAAGTACTTCGACCGTAGCCTCATCCAAGACATTCTTCAAGAACTCAGCACTTGCGTCCTTCGGCAATTCCAGCAAACCTTCTTCTCGCAGTATCTCCATTGCTTCCCTTGCTTCTTCTGGCGTGTCTGCAAGTGCTGCACCATACAAGACCAAGATGGACTCGATAGCTTGTTCCTTGTCATTCACACGGTTACCCATCAGAGAATTATATGCGTCAATCAAGCTAATCTGTTGCTCATAATCTCCGACCATATAGCGATTGTTTCGATACTCGATAATTGGCAATCCTTCAAGATTATGTGGAATACCCTCTTCCGATTCTTTCTTCTGCTCCTGCAAAGACATGCTATATTGCAGGTTCTCGGTCACTACCTGGGCCCGATAATAACTTTCTTCTGTCACGTCGTCCTTTGTTTGATAGTAATAGACTGCAAACAAGGGCTTCTGCTCAATCGAATCATCGTAAACAATAAAAGTGTTCTCTGGTTCTAAACTACGTGTTACCAGCTCATTTTCACCTTCTTTGACATAGATGTACTCATAAGCCCTGCCATAGATCGCCATGTTCAAAGCATTGTCTGAGTCTGTCGAATCAACATCTGCATTATCAAAAGCTTCTAACAGGTCTTCAATGTCCATATCGTCGGTCTTAGGATAACGGATAGCATTGCCCATAAAGTAACCTGTGGCGGTATCCGCAATGTCCTTGGCGTGATTGGCAACTGTCTTAAAATTTGGCAGATTACTTCTGCGTGTGTGTTTTTCGATTGCATGCTTACCCAAGTAGTAATCTTTTAGCTTCTTGAGCTTACTACTGGTCTGGTCATGCTTTAATATCAATTTGTAGATGATATCTTTATCCAAATTCTGCTCATTGTACAACGAGCGACTATAGACTAATGTTTCTTCCATTTTGCTCCTTTCTACAAGCCAAATAGCGATTTACGTTTGACTTTAGCTTTAGTTCTAATTTTGTCATTAATTGCTTCGACTACGCCTGTCAGTGCATCTGCAGCATCATCATGAGCATTCTTACCTTCTCTTTGATAGCTCATAAGATTTTGATATAATTCTGACCAACGATGTCTCCAGTTTTCAGGGAAATAGATATGCTCTATTGCCCAGGTCGTATTTGTCAAAATTCTTGCTTGTTTATTTTGAGACTGATGAAACCAATTAAAAACTGTATATCGGTTTTGATAACTATCTTGCGTCAAACGCTCAACGTTTCTGGCAAATCCGCGACCGCCATTATTACTTTCGATGTCACATGTATTGACTTGCCACTCTGCTAGTTTTTGAGCTAGCAAAGGCTCTGTTACTTCCATCGGTTCCTTTGTGAAAACAACGTCCAAGATATACGCTTCATTGTCCATAGTGACGCCGTAGATATAACTAGCTAGATAGTCCTTGCCTGTATCTGCCGTATCAGTGTAAGCACTAATACGCTTAAATGTCGGCTTGTCAACATAGGTTTTAAATTCACTGTACAACCTACCCTTGATGTCAATAGGTTCTTGCTGGTAGTTCGCAGACGCAATATCAGCTCCCATAGTCTTAGTCTTTTGAAAATAAGCTTGTTTACTCAATACTTCATCACAAAGCATCGTATCCGTCGCTTCGTCGTAAGCTTTCATGCTAATGTGCTTGACTTTGTAATCAGACTTAGGAAGTTCAACCAGCGCCTTACCTGCCAAATCTTGCGAATGCCAACGTGTCATGATAATAATGATTTTTCCGCCCTCTTCAAGACGCGAAAGCATCGTGTTCGTGAACCACTCCCAATGTTTTTCTAAAACGGTTGCGTTGTTAGCTTCTTCCGCATTCTTGATAAGATCGTCAACGATAATAATATCAGCACCAAAACCAGTCGCTGTACCTGTTGGACTTGTAGCCAAGTAGTTATTATAGCCGCCTTCCAAACTCCACAAATTCATAGCTGCATCGCCATATTTTATATGCGTATCTGGAAAAATGTCGTTAAACACAACAACGTCTTCATCTGCCTTCGTTTCCTGAATAGCATTTCTGACATTTTTCGAAAATACAGTTGATAACGTTTCGTTATACGAACCAGTCATTATCTTTTTATTGTTGTCGTTCCCAAGTAACCACTGGACAAACATACCTGCCGTCCTTGATTTTCCGTGTCTGGGCGGTTCGTTGATAATCAACACATTATGCTCGTTATCACTTAAAAAGCCTTGTAAGTCATTACAAAGCTCGACTAAGTATCTACGAGATGGTTTGTAGAAGTCGCTTGCCATCAAATGACAATAGTAAAAGAAATCGCGACGAGCTAACTCAAAACGTGCTTGTTGCCTGATTGCCGCCCTATCCATCCTCAATCAACTTCCTTAGCTCATCCGTTGTCAAGTCGGCAAATGGGTTGGCTTGGTTGATATTGACTTCACCATCATGTGTCACTGCTTGTTTTGTTCTAAAATCGTTGTCACGACGTTCTAAGTACCATTTTGACAAGTCTATATCCCCATCTTCAATCGCTTTCGATATATTAAGTTTTGCCCGTGTTTTAACACGTTCTTTCAACAACTCTTTTCGCTCGGAAAATTCAGGATGTTCCTTACAATATGCGTATAATGTATCAGGGTGAATATCGGCTAAAAGACAGGCTTCTCGGTCACTTAACCCTCGGATAAAAAAACTCTCTAATTTCCCGACCATTGACTTTGTCATTTTTGTAGGTCTACCACGCTTTGTTTTCGCCAATATCATCACCTCCAACCAAAAATTAAAAAGCCACACTTAGTTGTGTGGGGAAAAATATAGGAGAAAGACCCCTAGCGGAATCAAACCGCCCAGCTTATAACTTACCTAGGATATAAGTAGCTGTGCAACCATGCAGGGCCTAGTCGCATCCGCAACCATTTCAAAGTTGATGAGTGATATATGAATTCTCGTCCAACGACTTACCCCATTCTGGGACACAAACACTCAAAGGAGAGTGTGGGATTCGAACCCACGGACCGCACGTAGGCGGCCACCCGTCTAGCAAACGGGCGCATTCGACCCACTCTGCCAACTCTCCATGTCAGGGAAGGCTTACTGCCTTACCCTTATTTCTTGATACTACCATTCTAGCAGATTAAAACTGCCATGCACTGACAATCACTGCCAAAAACTGCCATTTACTGCCAAACTTGCTCCAATTCCTTTCTTGCAATCCTTAGCAATCTGTAATAAGTCCTGTCACTAATTCTCATTTCGTCCATCACATCATACATAGACATCTTGTCAATGTAAACCAGGCTTAGAATTGTTTTGCTGGTGTCATCATTTAAATTGTCTATTATATTTTGTAGTTCACGTTGTTTCTTAATGGCTTCAGCAGTTTTCTTTTCTATATCATCAGCGGTTGCCATCAATTCAACATAGACATCATCCTG